CGACACCAACGGTGAGAGAATCAGATGGATTCGTAACCCAATGGGATATCGCTGTAGAATACGCTTATGCTGGTGAAGGAGACAATCCAGCTTGGACTAATACGTACACTCATTCTTGGGAAGTTGTAGAGCCTAGTAAAGTGCCTAATGGCTACACTAAAGCACAATTGGTTTCTGAAATGCCTAATATTATTAGTGATTCTATTTTCGATACTCATTACGAAGCGTTTAATCCTGGTAGTGCAGTTACTGAGTCTTCTGTGGATGATTTTAGTTTGGATGATTTAGCAAGCGATTAATAAAATTGAATTGATTATGAATTGAAGAGGTTATAATGACACATAAATATGATGGTGAAAGAAACACTGTATTTCTTTTGAGTGGTGGAGCAGGTAGAATTGTAACAGCAATTCCTGCACTCGAAAAGTATGCTAGATTAAATCCACAAGATGATTTCAAAGTTCTTATCTACGGATGGGCTAGTCTGTATTGGAATCATCCTATTCTACAAGAAAGAACATTTGATGCCGATCAAAAAGGTATCTTTGATCTTGTGATTAAGAATAGCAATCTGTATCAGCCAGAACCCTATCATCGTTGGACATACTACAATCAACAAAAATCTTTGATTGAAGCATTTGATGAAGAAATCAATAGTACGAATGATCATAGTGATTTAACAAAGCCTAATCTATATTTGCATTCAAACGAAAAGAACTCTGCAAAAGCTTACTTAGATAATCTTCGCAAAGAGTTTAAACGTAATAAGGTTGTTATCTTACAGCCCTTCGGTGCTACTGCTAACGTTAATGAAGAAGGCATATTTTCGGATGATACTCAACGTAGCTTAAGCCCAGACACATATTTAAAAATTGTAAAGAAGCTTCCAAAGACTTGGGGTATCTTGTTTATGGGTCCTAGTCAACTTATTAATCAAGACGATAAGAATACTCTTGTACCACAGAGCTTAGATATGCGTTCTTGGATGGGTATTATTAACGAAGCTGATTATTTTGTAGGGGTTGATAGTCTAGGTCAACACATTGCTAGATCATTTGATAAAGATGGTCTTGTAATTATGGGGTCGACATTTGAAGATAATGTGTCGTATCCAGATCACTTTAAATTCTATCGAAATAAAAATGCACATGCGAAATATAGTCCAATACGTATTGGAGGGCTAGATGGTCAAATGGCAGATCGTTTGAATGATGAAGTTATGAACTTTAGTGAGAACCAGATAGATGACATTGTTAGAATCATCAAAAAGAATATTCGTTAACGGGGCATTTGACTTAATACATCTTGGTCACCTAGACTTGCTAAAACATGCGGCAAGTCTTGGTGATTATTTGGTTGTAGCCATTGACACTGACGAAAGAATACGTTATAATAAGGGTAATGATAGGCCAGTAAACAACTTGCTTACTCGTAAGTCAATTATGGAATCATTTCGATTTGTTGATGAAGTAAAAGTATTTGGTACAGATCAAGAGTTGATTGATACTATAAAATCATACTCACCGCATGTTATGGTGAAGGGTTCTGACTGGCGAGGTAAGAGAGTTATAGGTGAAGAGTTTTGCGATGAAGTGCATTTCTATGAAAGAGTAAACGATGAGTCAACTACAAAAACCATTGAAGATTTTATTAATAGGCGATAGTTGCTACGATTACTATCATTATGGCAAGGTTAATCGTATATCGCCCGAAGCACCAATTCCAATTCTAGACCTTCAAAAGACTGTTAAGAAACATGGAATGGCATCAAACGTCTATCAAAATCTACAAGCCCTGGGTGCAGACGTTTACATAAAAACACAATTCGTAGAAAATAAAAGAAGATTTGTTGATATTAAAACTGGTCAACAACTTTTACGTGTTGACGAAAAGCTAAATGACATAGACACTATTGAATATGATGCAGAGGTCATATACTCAGAATATGATCTAATAGTCATATCTGATTATGATAAAGGATTTGTGTCCGATAAAACTATTCTTTCTATACGACATGTTTACGATGGACCTATATTCTTAGATACAAAGAAAAGAAACTTGGGCGCATTCAAAGATATCTTTATTAAGATCAATCAACATGAGTATGAAAACACAAGCTATCTTCCACCTGATCCTCAATCATTAATTGTCACGTATGGTTCAAAAAAAGTAGTATGGGGAGATAAAGAGTTTCATCCACCTAAAGTAGATACGTATGATGTGTGTGGAGCTGGTGATACATTTCTATCAGCCCTTGCGTTTGATTATATACATACAAAAGATATGGAAAGTGCAATTAGCTTTGCTATGAAAGCATCTTCTATTACAGTTAAGCATTCAGGAGTCTATGCACCTACACTAAAGGAGATACATAATGAGACTTGAAGGTGAAGTAGAAAAGGGTTGGGGAAGTGAACTTATATTCGCTACTAATGATAAGTATTGCGGTAAGCTTCTAAGATTTAATCAAGGTAAAAGCTTTTCGATGCATTTTCATAAAGAAAAGCATGAGACTTGGCATGTGTTAGAAGGTACATTTAAATTAGAAACCATAGACACTCAAAACGCTATACGTCACACTGTATTTCTTACGGCAGGAACAACTAAAGAGATACCACCAATGTTACCTCATAAACTTACTTGTATGAATGATAATGGTGTTATCATAGAAGTTTCTTCACCGGATTCAGTAGAAGATAACTACAGAATTGAAACAGGTGATAGTCAAAAATGAAAATTCTAGTAACTGGTAGTAAAGGGTTCATCGGCCAGAATATGATAAACCACTTACAGAATCATCATGAGGTAAGTACTTATGATTGGTCTTGGATACATCCTAATGTAAAAAATCAAGATTTGGTAATTCATCTCGGTGCTATTAGTTCAACAACAGCTACGGTTGATAGTGTTTTAAATCAAAACTTAGTTTCTAGTATTGAACTATTCGAAGATTGTATTAAGCATGGTGTTGATTTTCAATTTGCTTCATCTGCTAGTGTCTATGGGTTAAGTTCTTCTTTCTCAGAATCTTCTAAACCTAATCCAGTAAATCATTATGCAAGAAGTAAGTATCTATTTGAAGAGTACATGAACACACGTGATGCACCTATTAAATGGCAAGCATTTCGTTACTTTAATGTATATGGTCCTCATGAAGAACACAAGGGAAATCAAGCAAGTCCATACACTCAATTTGAAAAGCAAGCAAAAGAGAATGGTGTAATTAAACTTTTTGAAGGTAGCAAAGAATTTAAACGAGACTTTATTCATGTAAATGACATTGTTCAATTGCACTCTAGATTTATAGATATAGATGAGCGTGGCATATGGAATTTTGGTACAGGAATTACAAAGTCTTTTTATGAAGTTGCAAAAGAGATTGCAGATAAGTGTGAAGCAAGTATAGAATACATTCCTATGCCTGACAATATCAAAGAACACTATCAAATGTTTACACGTGCTAACACAACAAAACTACGGGCGTCACTAGATGAAAATACTCCTTATTGATGGATTAGGATTAGCTTACGATGGAAACACTCTTAACAAAAGAGGAATTGGTGGGTCCGAAGCTGCTGTAATATTACTATCAAAAGAACTTGTAAAAATAGGTTTTGAAGTAACTGTATTAAATAGTTGCATTGATAGTGATTGTTCTCCTGGTAGATATGATGATGTTTTATACATAGACCATTCACAAAGTAGTCTAGTAAAAAATAAGAAGTTTGATGTGGTAGTGCTATCACGTTCAGTGCATCCATTACTTTCAACTCATCGTTATGTTAATCTAGTGATGGGTATTCCTCATCGTGTTTTATGGATGCATGATACGTTTGCTCATGGTGATGAATTTATCGAAGGTGCTTTGCTAGATGGATTCTTACATGAAGTGTACACTTTATCAGATTTTCATACGAACTACGTCTCTAATAATCGACATGGTAATCCTAGAATGTTTGAAGTTATTAAGGATAAGTTTTGGCAAACACGAAACGGCGCTGTTCGTTGGATAGATGAAGTAGATGTAAGAAAAAAAGATAAGAACTTATTTGTCTACAATTCATCTGCAACAAAAGGTCTTATTCCTCTTGTCACTAAGATTTGGCCTAGAATTAAAGAACAACTACCCAATGCAAAACTTACTTGTGTTGGTGGCTTTTATAAGTTTAGAGATAGTGCTGCGCCAGATGAGCAAGAGAAGACTGTTAGAGCTTTGATGAAAGACGATAACTTAAAAAAGTTAGACGTAAATTTCACAGGCGTAGTTACTCAAAAAGAAGTTGCAGAGATTTTAGCAAAGTCTTACATGATGATATACCCACCAGAGTTTCCAGAAACATCTGGCATATCTACAATAGAAAGCTTACTATACAGAACACCTCTTGTCACATCAAACTTTGGTGCATTAGAAGAGACTGCATTAGATTTAGCTTGCTACAAAACTAATTACCCTATAAAGCCAAACGTTCTTTTTCCACATATCAACGAAGAAACTCAGATAGAAGCATTCGTACAAACATTCATTAAAGCATATAATGACCCATATCTACACCAGCAAAAGCAATATGCTTGTGATCAAATTAGAGATATTGTTGGTTGGGATACAGTCGCACTTCAATGGAAACAACATCTTTATAATGTAATGAAGAAGCCTTTGTCTGTTGAAGAATATCGCAAAGTAACTCGTATCAATGAAGACGTTACTAGAGTATTTGGTAGAAGAATACTTAATAAAGAAACAACTAAATTGTATAGAAGTTTTGGTCCTCAAAGAAGAATTGTTATCATATCTCCATTTAGAAATGCTGGAGATTATATACATAAATGTATAGAGTCAGTACAACAACAAGACTATGATAACTATCTACATGTTTTGATTGACGATGCATCAGATGATCCAATTGAAATTAATGAAAAGAATACAGTTGTTATTACTAATACAGAAAGAAAGGGTTGCATTCGAAACCAGATTGAAGCAATAGAAGTATGGACGAAAGAAAATGATATTGTAATACTACTTGATGGTGATGATTGGTTAGTGAATAATAATACAATCTTTCATTTATATAATGACATTTACTCTCGTGGTTATGAATTTACATATGGCTCATGTTGGAGTCAAGCAGATAATATTCCACACATTGCACAAGATTACTCAAGTGAGACAAAACAAAACAAAGCATATAGAAAAGAATTATTTAATTGGAATATTCCTTACTCACACCTAAGAACTTTCTTAGGCTCAGTATTTCACAATGATAAGATTAACTACGATGCCCTAAAAGATAAAGATGGTAACTGGATGATGTCAGGTGGTGATACACCATTCTTCTATGAACTTATCGAAAAGATTGATCCTAGTAAAATATATGTTGTTAAGGATATTATATATAATTATAATGATGAAAATCCGTTAAACGATTACAAAGTAAATAATGAAGAACAAACTCGTAATGCTAGGAGTGCTTTAACATGAAAACTATTTTGATTGCAATACCTACTAACAAGTACGTTGAACCAGAGACATTTAAATCAATATATGATTTGATTATACCAGATGGTTATCGTACAGAGTTTCAGTTCTTTTACGGATATCAAATAGATCAGATACGTAATCTTATTGCCTCTTGGGGAAAGAATTATGATTACTTATTCTGTGTCGATAGTGACATTATACTACCAAACGATACTCTTGTCAAGATGATTCGTCATGATAAAGATATTATTTCTGGTCTTTACATTCAGCGTATACCTAATACACATACGCTTGAAATCTACATGGATAATGATAAAGGTGGTGTGACTAACATACCGCATAACATGATACGAAATCAAGGCTTAATTGAGGTAGATGCATGTGGTATGGGTTGTTGTCTTATCAAGGGTAATGTTCTAAATAAAATGGAGTACCCACATTTTGTGTATAAGTCTGCAATAGATCACAGCAATACTATATCAGAAGACGTTTACTTTTGTAAAAAGGCTAAGAATTTAAAGTTTAGTGTTTGGGCAGATACCAGTATTAAGTGCGAACATATTGGCAAGTATGCATTTACAGTTTAAAATCAAAGTAACAATCTATATAAATAACAGAAGATAGAATGTTTATTAGACAATAAAGAGGAATAGATATGGCTATAGCATTACCAAACAGCCCCACTCTTAACCAAGAAGTCGTTTCAGGTGACGATACGTATAAGTGGGTTGGAGATAAATGGGTTAAAGTCACACCAATTGACATTGATAGGCTTCAGGAAACTGCTACAGTGCAATTTTTCACAGATGCTAAAGCAAGACTAGCTATTAGTGCTACTGGAGACTTATCATACAACAATGTAACTGGTGTGATATCTTACACTGCATCAACTAGTATACCAACAGACCTTTCTGAATTAACAGATAATACTAATGTGATTCCTGATGATTTATCTGACTTAGGTATTGCAGACGGTACTACTGGTCAAGTTCTTACAACAAACGGCTCGGGTGCATTTACGTTTCAAGATACCGCAGGAATAACAGACTACGACATTGAAGTTGTGTCATCTCTTCCTGGATCACCTGTAGCTTCTACAATTTACTTCATTACTTAATAGGATAGAAAAAGATGATTACCGCAACCGCAATTAGAGAATCTTATAGATACACCCCAAAGAATGGTAAACTAGCATTAGAGTTTGACGGCACTATTGTTGACGAAACTACTGAATGCGAAGATAGAGTAACTAAGCAGATTATCGTATCCGATACATTAGCAGTAGCATATAGTGAACTAGATGATATGGCGATTGAAAAAATGGTCGAGTGGGAATTAGCTAATAGTAACACTGGAGAATAATAATGGCAATTTATTGGGTTGACCCATATATAGAATCTTATTCTGGTGGTATCCATGGTACTTCTAATACGTCTAGTAAGACAGGAACTTATGCAGCTCCTTGGTCATTTACAGACGTTCTAACAACTGGCGTAAGTACAGGTAATTTTCCAAATAGTACTACATTAACTAGTGGAGATGAGATTAGATTAAAAGGTCTTCCTCGTGCTTCGTTTTTAGTAGATGCAGGTAGCAATTATTACACAAGTAACTACTATAGGATTGGAACATCAAACGCAACTGGAACAACCATGAACGACTACTTGGCTGGCAACAGTGGTAGTCAGTGGACATCAGCAAGCGGTAAGTCCGGTTGGATGTTTTGTTTTGATCCTGTTGATACAGACCAGTTTGCAATAACAGACTCATCAGGCGATAAACCATTACATTTCTTTGGTGGAACATATACTACGAATAGCTCATATATTAATACTTATTCTGGTAGTGGAATGGGTGGGCACGCTAGAGGTTGGTTTAAGGATCAATACCCAAACTCTGGTACAGCTAACGCTACAATATATATTATTGATCCTCAATACTATATTGACACATCTACGTTCTATACATCCAGCAATAGCACATATTTTTGTGTTCAACAAAATATAGATATTACTGTTACTGATGGTTGGACTTCAGAGACCCAAAGAAACGGGCACACATTACTACCGTTCTATTCAAATTTTGGAAGTTATAATCCTAGAATATATTTTAATTCAACGGGTAATAATACAACTTCAGATACTCACTACGATATACCAAAAACATATTTCTTATGTTTTGATGATAATAACACCGTCGCCCGTTTTTACTATTATGTAAACTCTGCTCATGGTGCAAATGCAGGAAACACGGTAACACAAAAGATTGGTGGTCTTCTTAAGACCGATTATGGATATCCAACGTACTTATACAACGCTTATTACTATGATGGATCGTCCTATGCCGAAACAGCATGTAATAATTTGGAAATAAACTATGCATATGGCTATTATGCGATTTATGCATATGGACGATATGGTACTAATGTTGAGACACGTGTGAACAATATGTACGGGTATCAAGGTTCTTATGCAAATTTTTCAGGATCACAGGGTAGTAGAAAGTTTCTATTCGGCAATTACATGTCGTATTCTGGCTCCAACGGCGCAGCAATTAATAACACTAGTAGTAATTCTTCTACTGTTACTTTTGAAAATATTGCAGGATCTATTATGTATAATTACTCTAATAGTGGTGGGATTTTCAGATATGATAGTGGGTATACGTTTACTATTAACACACCATTTCATAACTACACTTCGAGTACTTTCTTAGATAACGCAGACATTGGTGGTTCTACAGGTCCTACATTCAAGTCTCAAATAGCGGATAACAGTGATGCTTATACACAAAATGTACCAACTAATCCAGCTAATTGGTATGATGCTGTTGGTATTTTTCACGACGGACGAACATCTACCCCACATTCTTCATTCCAAGAAAATATGGCACTAGGTGTTTTGCAAACTGATAATACTGATTACAAAACTCTTAACCCATCGTTTCAAGTAAAAACAGATAAGTATTTGTATTCGTATACAGGTAATTATAATGCTGATACTAACATTCACTTTTCATCGAATGACTTTGATGGTAAAGTTATAGGAGCTTGCTTGTCTTATAATAGAAACAATTCGTTTCATTACCCTGTTTTATATTATAATGACTCAGCTAATAGTAATGCATTATGTTTTCAATCAAACGCTTCAGGTAATTTAAATGATGATTACAAAAAGAACATCGAAGTTCCTGTACCAGCGTACACAACAGAAAGCTTGAAATTTAAAGCAGATTTTGAAACTAGTGCTAATTGGGATAATCAATTCAGAATTGATTTGCAGTATGTTAACAACTCTGGCGTAAGAACAACATTACAACTTGTAAATGTTACCACTTCTGTCTCTAGAGTTACTTACGAAACTACTATTCCAAATGCTAACTTACCGCAAACTGATGCAACTAGACCTAGACATATGAATGCTGTAATCTCATTTGAAAATAGTGATAGTCCAACTAAAAAAGTTTGGGTTCACGAAATAGCTATTGAGTTGATCACATAATGTCAGCAAATCTAACCATATCAGCAACCGGATTCGGTAGCGGTTTAACAATAACTGCTACTGGATTCACTGGCGTTGCCCTTCCTACGGGCGGAGGCGGCGGTGGTGGTGGCGGCGGCGGTGGAGGT